GATGCAAATCCTTGTGCAGTCTTATCACCGAATAAGACGATACCTTGTCCAGGGAAAGAAACAACTGGGTTGATTCTTGCAGCGTATAGTGTGTCACGCTGGGTCTTGTTAGGTGAGTATGCAAGTTTGATTGCATTTCTCAATACACCACGAGCAAAACCTGCAGGTGAATACCAAGGCTCTGCAACCTCTGCAGTTTGTAATACTAGACCAGCGATGTCGCCGTTGCATGGGACGTAACGATATACGTCATTGTATCTATCGTAGATGTACTTATAACCACCATCAAAGATTGCATAGTTGGAAGATGGGATCTGATCAAAGTAAGTTACCATGTTATCGGTAACAGTTTGTGAATCGGTGATACCGATAACATCAGATCTCTTAGGTGAGAAGAATCCGAGACAATCACGACGCTCCTCTAGAATTGCAATGAGGCTAGATGCCTTTGCAAGAGCAGATGCATCATCAACACCTGCAGGACCAGAAAGAATGAAGTCAATTGTTTGTGACTCTGGATCTTCTACTAGTCTGTAAGCAGCTGCGGTATTTGTGTTGGTTACACTGTAGTTTCCACTTGTGGTGGTGTAAGTGGCACCAGATTGTAATCTGTAGTAGTGGGTTGCGTTGCTCTTGCTACCAATAGTAACTTGTCCAGAAGGATATGCAGTTGATCCAGCAGCAGAGCGTAGAAGATTGAATCTTCTGTTAACAGCAGCTGCACCCCAATCACCAGCAGCAGTATTGCCACTTGTGCCATCGAATGCGGGTGTTTCGTGTGATCCCCAGAATAGATACTGAGATCTCTGCTTAATGACTTCCTTGTAGTAGTTTACCTCACCAACGCTGGTTTTTCCATCAGTTGCTTTAGATACTCCTAAGAATCTCTCTAAAACTGCTCCAGGAGTACCAGTAATACCACCATCAATATCAACGACAAGGATATGAAGCTCATCATTTGATCCACCAACACCATTAGCATATAATGATGTGGCAGGACGGGCGGCAACGTTAATCCACTTTGATCCAGGGAGATACTCACGCTCAGCATACTCTACTCTTACAGAGGAGACTGCAACTGCAACGGAATTTGTATCTGTGAGTGAATCTGCTGCGGCAAAGGAAATGCTTCCTGCATCCAATCCAATGTAAAGAAGACGAGAAACACCAGAAGTTGCAATTTCAGCTGTGTTAACACCTTGAGTAACTGTTTGACCATCGGCAATAATACCAGTTACTCCACCAGCAGGAAGAGCAATTTCCAATACTTTGTTTGCCGCATCCCATGCTAAGACATCTACAGACTCTGAGCTTCCACCAATATCAATAGTTGTTGCATCTCCAGGTGTAAAGGTGCCGACAATATCTGTTAAGGATAGACGAATTGAATACTTATAGACATGAGCAGCTGCACCAGATGCAGCAGAAACAGATTCGTCCTCTACAAATTCCCACTCATTACCCGAAGTTGGTGCTGGTAATACAGCGATTTGATCTGGACCAGCATCAGTAACAAAAATGCCAACTGAATTTCCTAAAGCACCAGGAGTTCTTGATGCCCACTGCCAACCGTTGCTATTGCTATCTTCGTAGGTAGTTTCATAATCCTGAAGATTTTTAATTAAAATCGCAGTGCCAGTATCAACTGCATTCTTGAGTGCAGGATCTGTTACGCGGATTGTCTTTAATACACCACCGTATGAAAGAAACTGGGAAGCAGTAAACCAATACTCGTAGTTGTAATCATTTGGCTCACCAAAAACATTTACCAATTGTCTTTCAGAAGAAATAGTTACAATTTCTTCAACTGGACCTTTTGCAAATGGTGCGGCCAAAACACCTACGTTTAAACCAACAGGAGTAGTTACTACAGTCAGGTCTCTCTCCTGAATAACTACACCTGGCGAAAGCTGATTCGATGCCATATTTAAGCTCCTAGAAAAGTTTCAACGATTGTCTAAGATTATTTATATTTTTGAAACTTTATCTATACTCCCACATATATGACCTATCTCCGTATTCTGCGGTTGTCCAAACATCACCTTCTGCATCTTTATAATACTCTTGATCTAAACCATCATCAACAAATCCGAATGGTGCCATATCCTGCTCAATTGCTTCTCTTTGATCTGCATATATCCTTGCCCTAACATCATTTTCATTCAATTCTTTGAAGTATGGTTGCATTGCCATCCAACCAAAAATAACCATACACATTGCAAGGTCATCATTACATCCCTCTTCTGCTTGGAATGTATTTCCTTTTTGAATAAACGTGGTTAATTCGGCTATACAATCATAGTCTGGTATTACCAACTTATCATCTTCAATTAAAACTTTTAAATTTGAGCATCCAACTTGCTTCACAGCACTACTCATCTTAATACCCATCTGAGTTTTCTTTCCAGAAAATCCTTGTCCTAATTGTTGACCAGCTCGCCCACGCATGGCAACCATTAATAGGTTATCATACTCTAAATCATATTGAATAATATCCGCAACTTGCCCACCAATATCATTTACCTCAACAAGTATGAATGCATGATTATAATTTTTTGCAACATCAACAATAACATTAGGGAATAATATTGGTTTTATATCATTATTTTTATACCTGGCAACTATTCTATATGGTATTGTAGTTGTATCAACCACCAAAAATGCAGAATAGTCTCCAGATACTCCTCTTGCAACGTCTGCTGTGATGACATACTGGTGATCCTCTTTCGTTTTTTCATACATTGAAAGTCCAGCTTTTTCTGCAATGGGATCGTGATATACCATTGTCCTAAGCTTACTTGGATTTATAAGTGTATCTACAGATCCTAAAAATTCACACTCAAACTCAACACGGAATTGTTGCTCTGATGTGTTTTTAATAGTTTGCTCTTTCCAGGCCGCATCTCTACCAGGCACTTCAGACCAATGCACCTCTGTAGGAATATATTCATTCTTCTTTCTTTCAGCATCATGCCAAAGTTTATAAAACATATTCATCCCGTGTGGGGT